ATTGTAAGAGGACCATCAATGCCAGTTGTTTCAAATGTCAAATCAAGAAACGCAACAGATGATCTATTTGAAATAGGAAGATAATTTAATTCTTTTGAATGTGATGCAACTGAATCATATTTCTGAGAAGAATCTAGAAACATTTCAGACGCAACCATATTTAAGTAGAAAGAATTCAAATATGAGTTATATGTCATTACATCAAGTAAGACATTAATATTTGAACCTTCAAAATCAAAGTCTTTAAAAGTATTTTGTCCTTGTAAAAATACTTTTAAATTTTCTTTTAGTGTGTCAAAATCTAATGATGATACGTTTAGAGAATTATTTGCCATTTAGCGAACTCTTGTTAATATTGTTGTAAGAGTTATTTCTTCTGGGTTATTTATAATATTATAAACAATGGTTACAGATATTGAATTATTTTGTATTAGAAATCCACTAAAATCTCTAAGTGCTTCACCCTCTGATATTTCTGAAGATTGAACTGATACTTCTAAAAGATTAATTCTAGGTTCATTATTCTGTATAGTAAGTTTTATATTTTCTTCTATATCATTTAAAAGAATATTATTAACATTTTCAAATAAACTTGCGTTTACATCAGAACCTACAATTGGTTGAAAAAATCTTTCTCCTAGATTTGTTTTAATAAGATTTCTAAGTGATTGGTTTACTGATTTTTCATTTGTGACACGACCAAGCTGATTTCCCACAGGAGTCTTTGCAAAAGAATTTAAGAAATCAGAAAAATATTCTGTTTGTTTTTCTTTTGGTGAAATAGATTCTGCTCTTGTTGGTCTAGTTACCATTTATTTTTTTCCTTATGGTCCACAGAATACATTTGGTGAACCTGTTGCTACTGAAGTACAAGCAGTTACTGCGTCTCCAATTCTTCCACAACCTTTGTCATTTATAAAAACAGTAGGAGAACCAGTTGTAATTGGAGCTTGATGTGGTAGACATAGAGGCCCCGCATGAGAATTATTATTATCACCTTGTCTAGAAATACCTATACTATTTACAAACACATCAGGAGATCTTTCTAATCTGCGTGGTTTTGTACAATGAGTCATATCTTCATCTACAAGATCACCTCTGCAAACGGCTGGCATTTTTTCTCTCCCTTTCCATTAATTTTTGAAGTCTATCATTCCATTTATGTATTTCTTCGTGTTGTTCTTCTGTGTGTGGTCCTGGTGGAAATGCTGGAAGAAATTTAATAACATTATCAAAAACTTCTGGTATATCTTCATATTTATCAAATGTTTTTAACTCGCCATCTATAAGTATAACAAACTCATCTTTGTCTCTATGTGCTCCTGACATTTAAATATCCTTAGTCTGCATATTCTTTTGCTGCTGGATTTAGATCAATTCTATCTGCTACAATCTCAATTCTATTTGGTCTAATAAAAATATAAGAGGAACCACAAACTAATAATATTTCTTGTGAAGCATCTATTCTAGCTTTACCAGAATCTAGTTGTACATCCATATTACCAGAAGGTAAATGAATTCCATATTCACCACCAACTGTATCATATCTAGATTTTCCCGTATGATGTGATGAATCTCCTTCAACTGAACAACATTCGTTTCCTTTTGTTCTTTTTCTTACATTTCCACTTATAGATTTATGATGATTATTCCTATTATTAAGAACCATTCCTTCCATACCAGAACCAGCACACATATTTTTACCACCGGTTCCACAATAATTATTTCCACGTACCTCACAGCCCTTATTACCAGAATTACGGCCTGGTTTATCACCTACAGTATTTTTAGAATGTGTTCCAGAATTATTTTCTGTTTGTGCGTTAGTAGATGTACCACAGGTTCCACAGTGTTGTTGGTGTTGTCCATCACCCTTATAGTCTGTGCTGTTTCCACTATGTGTGGTACATACACCACCATTACATTCTATGGTTTGACTATAATTATTTGTAGGATAGTCATCATCGTAATAAAATACTGATGCACGCCCATTATTTTTAGTCATAACTTCAGCATTTCTAACATTTGTTCCTACATCAGTAGGTGTTTTATTTTCACTTCGAACATTCCGATGGTTTATTGGAGCACCCCTAGAATCAATTGGTCCCTTTGCCATTTTAAATTTCCTTTACAAAATCTAATAATTTTTTAATATCTAAATCATCAGCTACTGTAGATAATAAATCTGCTTTTTGTTTAAAATCTTCCAAATCAAAATTCTCTGGAACATCTGAAGAAACATCATCAGTCATTCTAGAGACATGTGTCATAAAAGCTTCTGCTACTTCATTAGATGTAAGGTTTGTACTAGCAATGGTAGATGACATAGAACTAGATTTATTTGGCATTTTTATTGCTTTATATGAGAATTTTTCTATTACATTTTTTAGTTCATTTTGTTCTTTTATTGTGGATTTTAACAACTTATTCATTTTACTTTGATCTAGAAATGAATTAGGTAAATGATTAGATTGTGCTTTGTTAATAGCACCTCCTAATACTGGTCCTAACATACTTACCAAATCAGTAGATGATCCTGATCCCTTTCCTAATGCTTTTTCTTCTGTTTTATCTGAAACTTGATTACAATATTTTTCTAAGAGAGTGTTTAATATTTCAACTGTTAAAGAAACAGATACTATATAGGGCCTTAAGTCTGTAGAAAGTCCTATTTCTGCATCACTGTAAACTTCTTGTTCAAGAGAATCAAATGGACTATATTCATCAGTTCTTAGTAAATAATAACTTGAATCTCCATCTTCCGGTCCTTCAAATTCTACATATCCTGGATAAGGATCATTATCTTTTGTATAATATACTTGAGTATAAAAATCTGGAATATCCGAATAATTAACAACTACATTAGGAGGAATATTATCTCCAAAAACTATTTCTGGTATAACACAAACAGGCAAGTCCTTTTCTCCATATAACAAAACAGAAATATACAATGATATCAACGCATCCTTTACCATATTTTTATAACTTTCTAACAAATCATCGAAGTTTGTTAATAGTGGTAAAGTAAAGGAAACTAAAACTGGACCATAACCAAGTTCTTTTACCAATCTACTTAATGCTCCAGTTAAAGCATCTGTTATTAATTCTTGTAGTTCTTGTGTTGGTTCATCACCACTTTGTCCTTCATTAGCACTTGTACTACTTCCAGATCCACCTTTAAAAGATGTTGCACTATTAATCTTTTCCATCATATCATAAAATTGTGGAAAAATATTTGATGTTCTTTGTGGATCTACTTCATTTAGACCAGCTAATATATTTTTTATATTTTGTTTTGCTCCAGTGTAAGTTTTTTTCTTAGCAAATTTATTTTTTCTATTATAATTTTGATTAGCTGTTTCTTTTGGATATGGGTGTGCGTTTGGTGGTGTTACATCATTATTAACATGACTTTGTATAATTTGTTGTGGAACTACTGAAACATTTCCATCATCATCAACATATATATGTTTTTTTACTAAAATTTTTCCTCCTGCTGCCTCATTATGAACAGCAGGGTTAAGATATTGATCAGAACCAATAACAGGTAAATCAGATTCATTAGAACTTACATCACTTTGGCTTGATGGTTCTTTTGACTTATTTTTATTTGCACTAGATCTATTAATAAAACCAGTAATTACCCATTGACCATCCATATTGCGTTTACACATAACGTGTTGGCCTTCTCTTAAAACTAAATTTTGACCAATACCATTACGTGAAGGTGTAGAGTATTGCATAGCTTTTGATGCTATGGGAAGATCTTCTTTTTTTATTCCCTCACTGCCAAATGGTCTAACTCTCCAACCACCCAATTTATTATCATTAACTTCAACCACAACACATCGTATTTCATTATCACTCATTCGTACCTCCTAATATTCCTGAAACTATACAAGTTACAGATGATGGATCTAAATTATATCTTATACTAATACCAGTTACTAATACATTTCCCCCAACATACTTATTTCCTTTTGCACTTTCTCCTGCTCCTTTTAAATTATCCATTGAAACAACAGATCCTATTTCTAAACCATCTCTTGCCATACATTCAAATTGAACTGTTGGACCGGAACCAAAGGGACCTTTAATAGCATTTCTTCTATCAACAGGTTGATTTAAATTTCTTCGACTCTGTTCGTTTTCTGTAAAAGAAGTATTATCAGAAACTCTTGAATTATTTGATGGTGTGCTATTTATTTGTCTTTTATTTGGAGTTTTAAAATTTCCTGGCCTGCTTTCATTATAATATTCTCCAGTATTTCCATGATAAGTATTTCTACCAGAAGGAACAAATCCAGGGCCAAAAAATTGATGACTTGAACCAAAATTTAAAACTGCTGCTTCTGGTGGTGTCCCAGACCCGCTGACACTATTAAAAAATTGTAATGCTGGTGATTGTTGAGAAGCATTTTCTAAAGTATCAACTCTAATTTCTTTACCATCAGGACTTGCCCAAGAACAAAGTATAGATGATTTGTCTCCTGGAATAGAAGATCTGTGTTGAATTCTATTAATACATTGAGAAAATGAATCACGCAAAAATACTTCTGAATATGTTGTACTTTCTTTACATCTGTAATCAACCTTATTAAAACCATAATGTTTATACAATTCTTCGTAATATTTTTTAGAAGATTGTCCTCTGCCACCCTTAGCATAGATAAAAGATTCGTTTTGAATCTTTTTAAAATTTTTATTTTCACAGTTAACATTAAAAGATGCATTTTCTGTATCTTGACTAGGATCAGAACCAGATTGAAAATCACCAGCACCAGAAACAACTAAAGACTGTGAAAAATCAACCTGTGCAGCGGAATCAGGATTGCCAGTAAAAGAAAGTTCTACAGGTGCATATGGTTCTAGATTTTTAAATATATTTACAGGAGTATCTGACGTCTGTATAAAATCAAATGAAGCTTGTGCTCCACCAGTATTGTATATTGAATTATCTATTCTTAAACACCTAACCATTGATTGTGGTATTTCAGTTCCACCAATAGTACATATAAAATTTCCACCTTGTTTTAGCATTAATCTTCAAATACCTCTATTAAATTTAAAACAATTCTTCTACTTTGATTACTATCAAGAACTTTTATAGTTCTATTAAATTCATTTTTTTCTACAACATCATCAAATTGATAAACTGGAGACCAGTATACATCTTCTTCAGGAGAAATATTATTAGACTGTAAAGTGGAATCTGTAAAAATCGTATTCACTCCACTATCATTACCAAATATATAACTTGATCCTGATATTTCAACTTCAGTGTTTGATTGATATACACCAGAAACGTGTTGAATATATACTTTTGTATTTGATGTAGATACAACCTGCCCCTTACCACTATTTATTGAATTAAAAACAATATCACATATCTCATCTTTTACAAAATTAGTATTAGATACAGAATATGACATTATTCTATTAGTAGATATTTTCCAATCTTTTTTAAATCTCTGGTATTCTAATATTCTTCCAGATTGATCATATATTGGTTGCCAATATTTTTTTAGTGCTGGTGCTAAAGCCTCAAATCCATTAGTTTCTAATAAATCATCATTAGCCCAATCATTTCTATAATAAAGAACTTTTTGTTTAGCATCCTCTAAAGAACCATACTTTTCTATGATGTGAGAATTTAAGTCATTTTCATCTAAATACCATTCATAATATGGATCTACTATTTTATTAGAAAAATATAAAATCCAAGATTTGTATTCATCATTATAGTATCTATAACTAAATTGGTCTGCTCTTTCAGAATCAGATATATCATATGTGTTAAAAACATAAGGATTATCATAAACATCATCGATTATTTTTACCCGTCTGGTAATATCAATGGATTTGGTATTATTATATGTTATTTGTGGAAACTTGTCGAAGTATCTATCAGCCATTACCCACTACTATGCTCCCAACTACCTTTTTCCCAAATTTGAATTTCTTTAAATGTTGCAGCAAGTTTTACATTTACAGGTGCACCATTTCTTAAAAATGCTGGTTGTCCAGCACCATTATATTGAACCTGTACAGATGTAATTGCTGCAGGCTTCATTCTGAAAGTATATTTATCATTAGGATATAATCTCATTATTGCTATTCTAGGATAAATATAAAAACCACCATCTTGAAATGGTGAAGATTGGAATTTTAATTCATCTACTATTTCAGCTATTCTATCTGTTTCATTTCTATTATTAGCAACTAAGTCCCACCTAAAAGTATATTCTTTAAAGTTTGGCTGTCTAAATGCCATAAAAAGACCTGGATTTGGAGCTACTCCAGTTCCAACACTAAACGTATTAATTGCACCTTTAAATCCACTTATTGCTTTAGCAGCAGCAGAACCAAATTTTTCTATTTCACTAACAACATCTGATTGTTCCCAAGATAATATTTGAACATCCTCTAGAGAAGTTGGTATTGGTAAAAATATACTTCCAGCTGGAATGCCACTTTGACCACCAAAAAAATTACTGAGACCGATACTATAATCCACAAAACCTATTCTTATATAAAAATTCCTACCGTTCGCAATTAAATCTTCAGGAAAGAATTTTGTTCTAACCCTTTTATTATCTATTTTTCTTGGTATATTGTTTGGTAGTCCACCAGTATATCTGACTGCCATTTTTATTCCTAATTTATTTTTATAAATACTTTTATTTATTTATATACAAAATGAGCAAGTATAAAGGTTTTTTTAAACCAAAAAATCCAGATAAGTATATGGGAAACCCAACTAATATTATTTATCGTTCAAGTTGGGAATTGAAATTAATGATAAGACTTGATGAAGACCCAAGTATAATATCTTGGGGTTCTGAAGAAGTAGTCATACCATACCGTTCACCTATCGATAATAGAATACATCGTTATTTTGTTGATTTTATAGTAAATAAGATAAATAGAAATGGTAAGAAAGAAACGGTGTTAATAGAAGTGAAACCAGCAAATCAAACTAGACCACCAAAGAAAAAAGAAAAGATTACCAAAAGATATTTATCTGAGGTAAAAAATTGGGGTGTAAATGAAGCAAAGTGGAAAGCAGCTAAAGAATTCTGTGAAGATAGAAAATGGACCTTTCACATCTTCACAGAAAAAGAGTTAGGAATTAAATAATGAATTTTTCAAATCTGTTAAAATTATTAAACAGAAAAACACTAGAGAGTCTAAGACAAAAATCAGCAGAATGGTTTCAAAATAGAGTTGGACAACTTACTGGTTATAATAGACTTCCTACAGACCCTGATGATAAAGGAACTAATATACTAAAAACTTCTGGAAACAGAGGTCAAGGTAATCTAATTATGTTTTACTATGATGCTAAACATAAAGATACATTACCAATGTGGGATAGATTCCCTCTTGTTATTCCATTGGGACCAGCAAAAGGTGGATTTTTAGGATTAAATCTTCATTATATAGAAGACCCTAAAATGAGATTACAGTTTCTATTTAATTTAACAGGTATAGATAGAAAAGATATACCTCCTAATTTTAGATTAAATGTTAATTTTGATAGTAAAGACCCATTAATGAGATTATGTGTAAAGCATTACCTTAGAGGACACATTAGAAGTAGATTCATAAGAATACCAGTAGATGAATGGGAAAATGTAGTTCCTCTACAAACAGCACAATGGGTATATAAAAGATAAACAAACAGGAAATTTAAATGCCTTTCAACATAAGCACTTTTAGAGAAGAAATTCATAATAATGGTTATTTGAAAAAGAACCAGTTTAATATGACTGTTCATTTGCCTAGACTATTACAGAATGCTGTTATTGAAAATGTTGAAGGTGGCAATGACACAAGAAATATTTCTAAGATGATGGAGTTTAGAATTGCTAATGTTCGTACTCCACAAATCGCAGTTTCTACTGTAAATGTTCAAAGATATGGTGTTGGACCAGTTCATAAGTATCCATTCTCAACACAATTTAATGAGATTATATTTACTGTAACTTGTGATAAGTTGGGAGATGTTTGGAGATTTTGGCACAACTGGATAAGAGAAGTTTTTGATGCTACTGGTGGTGCAGACCAAAGATCTGGAAATATAAATGAATTGCCTAACTATGATGCTGGTTTCAGAGAAGATTATTCTTCTACATTTGAATTAAGATTATTCACACCAGAAGGTGAAAATGCTGTTGGATTTAATTTGTTTGATGCATATCCTGTCGTTATAACAGAGGTGCCTATTTCTTGGGCAGACCCAGGAATTGTAGAATTAACTTTATCAGCACATTATAGAGAATATGTAATCGTAGGAACTAATTTAAGAAGACAACAAACACTTACTGATTTATTACAATAATATTTGGAGAATATAATGTTACCTAAAATATCACACCCATCATATAAAATTGAAGTGCCTTCACTTGGTAAAAAGAAAAACTTCAGACCCTTTCTTGTAAAAGAAGAAAAACTTCTTCTAATGGCAAAAGAGTCTGATGAACCAGAAGATATTCTTACAGCAATTAAACAAATAGTAAATAATTGCTCTTTGGATAGCGATCTTGATATTGATAGTTTAGCAATATTTGATTTAGAATATATCTTTCTACAATTAAGAGCAATATCAGTAGAAGAAGTTTTAAAGGTTTCATATAAAGATTATGAGGATGATAAAGTTTATGATTTTGAAGTAAATTTAAAAAATATTAAAGTTGATATTCCAAAAGAAAAAAAAGATATTATAAAAATTTCTGACAGTATTGGAATGATTATGAAATATCCATCTGCAAAACTTTATGATGATAAAGAATTCTTAAATGAAGAAGATGAACATTTGTTTAAACTAATTGTTAGATGTGTGGATAAGATTTATAATGGAGATGAAGTTTATGAACTAAGTGATTATTCAAATCAAGAAATTGAAGACTTTCTTGAAAACCTTAGTGTTAAAGTTTTTGAACAGGTTCAAGAATTTTTTGAAAATTGTCCAAAGTTACAACACACCATTAGATATAAAAATTCTCTTGGTAATGAAAGGACTATAGAGTTCAACTCATTAAATGATTTTTTTACTTGGCGTTGAGTCATAATAGTTTAGAGAATTACTATCACGTAATTTTCTCAATGGCTCAACACCATAAATATTCTATTACAGAAATAGAAAACTTAATACCATTTGAGCGGGATATCTATATGAATATGCTATTAAGACATCTTGATGAACAAAGAAAAGAAAGAGAACAAGAAAGTCTAGTATAATGGCAGTAGAATCAGAAGAAATTTTAAGTAAGATAAGTGATTTAATAAATTCAAAAGTTGATGAATTATCTACAAATCTTAATAATTTTAGACAAGAAGCATCTAATAATAATCAAACACTTGAAAATGCTATAGGTTCAATTAAATCTGTTATTGATGAAAAACTATCAAAAATAGATCAAATTTCTTCTGAGATAAATTCAATACAAACAAGTGTTCAAAGTGTGACAGATACAGTATCTGCCACAAATAATAAAATTGATAATATATTATCACAACAAAATCAACTACAAAGAACTGTAGATTCTGTTTCTCAGAACATTGAAAAACTATCCACAGTTACAAGTAACCAACTAACATATCTATCCAACCAATCTCAAAATATAACTGAAAAAGTAGATAAACTCTCTCTTCAACAAGAGAGAGAATCAAGAACTGCTGCAGTTGAAGGTGCTAGAGGAACAGTTGTTGTAGACTCTGCTACTGGAAAAACTGTTTCTGGTGTAGCAGCTGCTGATGCCACAGGAGCTGGTGAAGAAACAAAACAAAGTCTTATTGGTTCAGTATTATCTGGAATTAAAGGCATTTTAACAAGTCCCCTAGCATTAGGTGCTGCTTTAGGTGCTGGTGCTTTAGGTACTGCTGCAGCTTTAAGAAAAGAACCTCCTGGAACACCACAAGCAGGAAGTGATGCAGAATTTAATCTACCACCACCAGATACATCTGGTGGAGGAAGAACAGGCGGTCAAAGAGAGCCAGGACCAACAATAGATCCTGGGCCAACTCAAAAATATGATCCAAATTTAAAAGTACCAAAATCAAGACAAAGAAGAATAAATAATTTAGATAATAATAAAGAATTTACTGATGCTGTTAAAAGAATTTCTGAAAAACATAATGTAACTAGAGAAGATATTTATGGCATCATACAGGGAGAATCAAATTACAATCCAACACTCTTATCTCCTGGTGGTGGTTATGGGGGACTCTTTCAAATGGGAAGAGGAACTCTTTATGGAAAACAGGCTTGGGGTAGATCGTATAGTAGTAATGAAATAAGAAAACTTTCTCCAGTACAACAAATTTTGATGTATGAAAAATTACTAGACGAACACAAAAATCGTGGTTGGACTGGTGGTAGAGAAGGTCTTCCTCTTATTCAAGCAGCACCAGCATCATTATCTAAAAATTTAGATCCAAATCAAGATCTAGGTACTGTATTTAGAAGATATGGAGTTGGACAAAAATATTGGAGAGCAAATCCAGGATGGAGATCATCTCCAACAGGACCAATAACATCAAAATCGATATCAGATTATTATTATAGAAGAAATAGAGTAAACCCATTACAAAGACAAGAAACAGAAACAGCACCTCCTCCTGATGCTAGAAGAGAACCACCACAAAGACAAGAAACCAGTGGTTATGAAATACCAGACAATGTTTCGTTTTCTAGTCAGAGTGTAGAAAGAAGAGCATCTAATTTAAACGAAGAAACAAAACAATCACTTGAAAATTTTAAAAGATTAGCACCATCAGGAGCTGTTGTTACATCAACATACAGATCTCCACGACATCCAATAGAAAGAAGAAAACCAAGACCTGGTGCACACGCACGAGGACAAGCTATAGACATAAGAACAAGAGGTGTTAGTAAAGAAGATCTTCAAAAAACTATTCAGGGATTAAAAAGGAGTGGATTTAATTATATTTTATTGGAAGGAGATCACATTCACGCAGAACGCAGACCTAGACAAGAAGGATTTATGATAAGAAATCTTAGAGGAGGCAATCCACACATATCTCTTAGTGACGCTAGGGAAGCAGCAGATCAAGTAAAATTAAATGATGCTCAAAGACAACCTGATGCTGAAAAACAACCTGATGCTGAAAAACAACCTGATGCTAAAACACAACAAGAACAACAAGGATATAAAGAAGAACGATCTAGAAGTATATTACCTTATTTTGGAATAAATCCAGCATATGGTGATGAAACTGGACTTTCAAAAAAGGAAGTTGAAAGCAGAAATGAAAAATATGCTGAAGAACAGTATCAAAAATCACTACAACAATTTGAATCGTCTCTAGGGAAAGATTCGCTTGGTGATGATACTGGAACAGTATATGATCCTACAAGTTCTGAGATACCAAAATATCTAGAAAATATGGGAAGAGCGATAGGTATGCCTGGAGATAAGGATGGTAAGGATATTGAGGGTATGATTGAAAAAGAACAACCACTAAAACCATCT